ATCAAGACCAAAAACATCAATTTGCTGGTTTGTCCTACCTGCTGGGAGCCAGATCAGCCACAGTTACAGTTAGGGATGTACCCAGTTTATGACCCACAGGCTTTGCAGAACCCAAGAAAAGATACCAGTTACATACAGGCGGGTTTCACGGGTATACAAACTAACCCATTAAACTTGCCCAACGAGGACGTAGATGCATTTGGAACGCCATCTGGCGGTAGTAGACAGATCCAATGGGGGTGGAACCCTGTTGGTTTAAACGACCCCTTGCAGTTATCTGGGTTACTGAATAACCTAGAGGCTAACGGGGAAACAGGAACCGTGACCGTAACAATAACTTAGGAGTAGAAAATGGACATGAAAGCAGCATTGAAAGCGCACATGAAAAAGAAGGGAGCTAAAGCTCATCCTGACGCTAGTGCAAAGAAATTGGCTAAAGGTGGCAAAACCAACCTTCAGATGAAAGCTATGGGGCGCAATCTGGCAAAAGTTGCCAATCAAAAAGTATCGTCTTTCACTTATAAAAATGCTGGAAGGGGACGGTAATGGATAAGCCAGTCAAGCAAATACCAATCGTACCCAATAACAATGGATACCCAAACAACGTGCCTAACACGCAGACTCAGAAAACTCGCGGTACTGGGGCGGCTACTAAAGGTACCGGTAATAGCAAAAAGATGGGATAAGTTGTGAACTACTCAACACTGTTTCAGACCATACAAGCCTACGCTGAGAATAATTTCCCAGATACGGTGGTCGCAACCACCACTGCTACAACGACATCTTTTCTCACAAAAGATCAGGTCGATACTTTTATTACTCAGGCTGAGCAGAGGGTTTTTAATAGTGTTCAACTTCCCGTTTTTCGTAAGAATGTCATAGGAAATTGCACGGCAAGTAATAAATACTTAAGTGCGCCATCAGATTGGCTGGCTACTTTTTCTTTGTCCATTATTGACCCAACGACGCAAGCACAAGAGTTTTTGTTAAATAAGGACGTTGAGTTTATTCGGGAGGCATATCCTATTCCGACAGATACGGGTAAACCCCAACACTATGCTATTTTTAAAGGGCCAACCGTTGTGCCGGGAGATCAATCTAGTTTTATTTTAGGGCCAACTCCGGATCTGAATTACGACTTTGAACTACATTATTTTTATTATCCGATCTCAATTACTGCTGCTGCTAGTGGAGAGACTTGGCTTGGTAATAACTTTGATTCTGTTCTTCTTTATGGTTCATTGTTAGAGGCGTACGCCTTTATGAAGGGCGAGCAGGACGTTAATTCTAACTATATATCTCGATATAATGAAGCACTCGCCATGCTAAAACAACTTGGCGAAGGTAAGAATCGCCAAGATATGTACAGAACAGTTCAAGCGAGGTATCCAGTCCGATGAATATGAATGAAGTTTCAGTTCTTTTAGGTGGTTCAGTACGTGTTGAAACTACACAAAATCGTGGATTTACACCAGAAGAGATATCAGAACGCGCTCTCGACAAAATTATGTATGTCGGAAGCCAGACTCACCCACTCATTCGTGAGCAGGCAGAGGCATTTAGGGACAACATCAGAAAAATTTTGGTGTTTTATATGCATGAGGCCGTAAGGTCACATAATGTAACTTTGGTTAATAAGTTTAAAAAAGCAGGTTATCCAGAGTTAGTTAAAATTTTAGATACTTAAGGAGTATTTCAAATGGCAATTACACAAGCAATGACCACTTCGTTTAAGGCTGAACTTTTGCTAGCCGTACACGATTTTCGTAACGCATCAGGCGACACGTTTAAACTCGCTTTATACACATCTACGGCAACATTAGATGCTAATACAACCGCATATACAAATAGTGATGAAGTTTCATCTTCCGGCACTAACTATACGGCTGGCGGTAATGCATTAACTAATACAGGTGTAACTGCTACTAACATTAATGCAAATACGGGTACGGGATTTACTGATTTTTCTGATTTAACGTTTCCTAACGTAACAATTACAGCCCGTGGTGCTTTAATTTATAACACTACACCTTCAGCTAACGGTACTGCTAATACAACATTGACTAATGCATCAGTCTGCGTATTAGATTTTGGTGCGGATAAAACTTCGACGGATGGAGATTTCACAATCATTTTCCCGACAAATGACGCATCTAACGCAATCATTCGTATTGCTTAAGAGTATTAAATGGCCGGTTGGGGTAGTGGTAGCTGGAGTACAGGTAGCTGGGGCGTAGGAGGAATTGATGTTCTAGTCTCAGTTACCGGAGTATCTGCGGCGGGTGAAGTTGGTACAGTAGTAGCTAATGCTAATGCTGCAGTAATAGTTACAGGAGTAGAAGCTGACTGTATAGAAAGTACGCAGTATACAGTTAGAGCTGGGGCATCAGTTGCAGTGACAGGTGTTGAAGGTGTAGGTCAAGTTGGTATTGTTACTACCGCCATGCTTGTAAGTGTTATCGGTGTTCAAGCTAGTGGTGAAGTTGGTACTGTTGTTGCAAGAGCAAAAGGCTTTACAACAGTTACCGGGGTTGATGCAAGTGCTTTATTAGATCCTGTAGGTGTTGCGGCTGGATCTGAAATTGAACCTGCTAGTTTTCAGGCTGAAGTAGAACTTGGTCAAGAAACAGTTTTTGGTACGGCTAATGTAACTTTAACTGGCGTTGAAGGTGTTGGAGAAACGGGGTTTATAGAGCACAGAACTATAAATAAAGTTCCTGTGACTGGAGTTGAAAGTACTGGAGAAGTAGGTACAGTAGTAGCAAGGGCCGCTGCAAATTCGCCCGTATTCGGTGTAGAAGCTGACTGTATAGAAAGTACGCAGTATACAGTTAGGTCAGGAGCATCAGTTGCAGTAACAGGTGTTGAAGGTGTAGGTACATTAGGTGAAGAAGAAGTTAGCGCAGAAGTTAGGGTTTTCCCAACGGGCGTTGAAGGAGTTGGAGAACTTGGAACTGCTGATGTAAACGCAAAGGCTACAGTATTTATTATAGGTGTTGTTGGAACGGGGCAGTTAGGTGAAGCCGAAGTAGATTCCAAAGGAACCGTAGTAGTTACAGGTGTTGAGGGTACCGGGGAAGTTGAAACAGTAGTAGTTCGTGGTGGGGCGTATGTAACTACTACAGGGGTAGTAGGGACAACAGAATTAGGCGAAACGGAAGAAAGTGGTCAAGCAGTTGTATTAAATGTAACAGGCGTTCAAGCGCAAGGACGTATTGGAAAGGTTTTAATTTGGGGGGATATAGATACTTCTCAAAATGCTAATTGGGGAACTATTAATACATCTCAAAACCCCAATTGGGGGGCTATTAATACATCACAAACACCAAACTGGCTGCCAGTAGCAGCATAGGAGTAAGATATGGCAAGTACGTACAGTAGTTTAAAAATACAACTTATGGCTACCGGGGAAAACTCGGGGACATGGGGTAATGTTACTAATGATAATTTAGGGGTAGCTTTAGAAGAGGCCATTGTAGGCTCGGCTGATGTAACTTTTGCTAGTGCTAACGTGACGCTGACGCTTACAGATACTAATTCAACTCAAACAGCTCGTAATCTTCGTTTAAATTTGACTGGAACCACGGGCGGCGCTCGTGATCTTATCGTTCCAGCAATTGAAAAACTCTACATTGTTAATAATGGATGTGCCGACACTGTAACAATTAAAGTATCAGGCCAAACGGGAGTTGCAGTTCCCACTGGTAAAACGATGTTTGTGTATAACACTGGGGTTGACTGCACGGATGCAATTACACATTTAAGTAATTTGACTCTTGCTACTCCACTTGCTGTTGCTCAAGGCGGGACGGGATCAAACACTGGTGTAAATCTTCAAACAAGTGTTTCTGGAATTCTTCCAGTTGCTTCAGGAGGTACTGGGGCAACAACATTAACTGGTGTTGTTATTGGTAGTGGCACTTCGGCTTTTACAGTAAAAACAAATCCTACAGGAGCTTTTGTAGGTACTACAGATACACAAACTTTAACTAATAAAACTCTTACAGATCCAGCTATTACTGGCACAATTTTAGAAGATGTTTTTACTATAACAGACGCCGCAGGATTTTCGGTTGATCCCGGTAATGGATCAATACAGACAATAACTCTTGGGGCTAGCCGTACACCAGTAGCTACTAACTTTTTAGCTGGTGAAGCAATTACGTTAATGGTTAATGACGGTACTGCATATACTATTACTTGGAATAGTGCTACGTGGGGAGGAAGTGGTGTAGTTTGGGCTACTAACAGTGGAACTGCGCCTACTTTAGCTACTACAGGATTTACTACAATTGTTCTTTGGAAAGTAGGTACTCAAGTTTACGGTGCTCGTGTAGGAGACAACGCATAATGTTAAGTAATAAAGCATTAGGGGCTTCTAGAACTACAGCTCCGGGCCCTGCGCCTAATTTTCAAAATTGGACATATTCTAATCCTTTAGCATACAAAACTTCTATTAAGAATATAGCGTACGGCAATGGGGTTTATGTTTATGTTGGGGGTAGCTCCCTTCTTTTAGCAGTTGGAGCAACTTCAACAGATGCTATTACGTGGACAGCTAGAACGCTAAGTACTACTTCTGTTTTAGAATCTGTTACATACGGTACAGTTTTTGTTGCGGTTGGAGACAACGGGGCTTTAATAACCTCTACTAATGGTATTACATGGACATCTAGAACGTCAGGCACTACTAGTGATCTTAAAGTAGCGGCTTATCTTAATGGGCTCTATCTTTATGGGGGAATTGGACCTGCTTTAGCAACTTCAACAGATGCTATTACGTGGACAGCTAGAACGCCAGGCGGCACTGCAGGTATTAATGCGCTTACATATGGTAATGGGCTCTATGTTCTTGGTGCTAATAGTGGTGGTATAAGAACTTCTACTGATGCTATTACATGGACAGCTAGAACGTCAGGCGTTACTGATGCTATTAGGGGGGTTGCATTCGGTAACGGAGTTTATGTTTTCGTCACGAGTGCAGGTGGTATAAGATCTTCCACTGATGCTATTACATGGACAGCTAGAACGTCAGGCACTACTAGTAGTATTAACAGTGTTACGTTTTCAAATAATCTTTTTGTTGTGGCTGGTATTGGAAATTATTTAAGGACTTCTACTAATGGTACTACTTATACAGAGAGAGATCCTAATGCCGTAGCATTTGGTAGTATTACTATAGGAAGTGATCAAGAGATAAAAGTCTCAAGTGGTAATAACATTTATTTTTATGCCCAAAATAATAATATAGGTACTTCTACTGATGGTATTACATGGAATAGTACACTCAATAAAGTAGCAGGTACTACTAGTGCGCTTGCGTATGGTGGTAATGATGGAGCGCTTATTTCAGGGGATGGGTGTATAAAAAGATCCGTTACTGGACTTAGTTGGGATATACAACAAAATCCTAATATAAATGGCGCGTTTATGGGAGCCTATTTATTTGGCAATAATCTTTACATTGCAGGAGGCTCTGGCGGTAATTTATATACTTCCCCAGACAGTACTACATGGACAGCTAGAACGTCAGGCACTACTAGTTCAATTTTGTCACTTGCATTTGGTGCCGGAGTCTATATTTTAACAGCATCGAATACTATAAGATCTTCTACAAATGGCACTACGTGGACAGCTAGAACATCGAATGTTTCTTTTCCTCTAAATGCATCTATATATGGTACAGATTTTGTTGCGGTCGGCGGTAGCGGTGCTATAACTACCTCTACAAATGGCACTACGTGGACAGCTAGAACGTCAGGTACTACTAGTACTATTAACGCAGTCACATACGGTAACGGGCTCTATGTTTATGGGGGAGCTGGAGGTGTTTTAGCAACCTCTACTGATGGTATTACATGGACATCTAGAACGTCAGGCACTACTAGTAGTATTTTATCTTTAGAATACGCTCAGGGAGTTTATGTTTATGGGGGATGGGGAGGCGTTTTAAGGACATCTACTGATGCTATTACATGGACAGCTAGAACGTCAGGCACTACTGAAAATATTAGTGCTATGAAATATTCAGCGCGCGAACGAAAAATATTTTATGCAGTAGAAAACCTCTCCGTCGGACAGATTACCGCAATGGGGTATTCAACTTCATGAAAACAATATATATTGCAACTCCTGCTTTTAATGGGCAAGTAACTATTTCTTATGCATTAAGTTTAGCAAGTACTATTTCTTTACTTCAATCACATAATTATAAAATTGAGCCACGAGTAGTTACTTCTAGTTCTTTATTAGTAGCGGAGCGCAATCGTTTAATTCAAGATTTTTGGTTTTCTGATTGTGAGTATATGTTATGTATTGATGCAGACCTTGGTTGGCCTGCTCAAGCTGTAATGGCTATGCTTGCCGAAAATAAAGAATTTATTTGTGGTGTGTACCCTGCAAGAACAGATAGTGAAAATATTTTTACATTTCGACCAGTTACAAATGCAGATAACAGTCTTGTTACAGATAAACATTTAATAAAAATGGAGTATGTTCCGGCGGGGTTTATGCTTATACATCGCGGCGCAATTGCAAAAATGCGGGATAAATTTCCCGAATTATATTATTGTCCTAAAGATCCAAGTAGTAAACACACGCAAGCCTATTGTTTTTTTGATACACAAGTGTGGGAAGGTGAATTTTGGGGTGAGGATTATGTTTTTTGTCGCCGTGCAAGAGAAGCGGGTATAGAAATTTGGTGTGACCCATTAATTGAATTTGAGCATGGTAATAAAAGAGGGATGTTACTTAGTGTTCTTCAAAAACAAGACGGTAGCAAAATAATTTTAAGTAAGGAGCAATAAATGTACGCGCTAATAATTAATGACGCAGTCGAAAGATATCCATACTTTATTGATCAACTTTTTAAAGATAATCCGCAAGTATCTTTTCCTAAAAATCCTAGCGAAGAACTTTTGACGGAATTTAGTGTTTTTAAAATAACGCCAGTTGATCGTCCAAAAGTTGACCACACAAAAGATGTTAGAGAAGAAGTTCCTCAAAAAATTAACGGAGTTTGGACGCAGGTTTGGTCAGTATATGATGTTTCGGTAGAAGAACTCAATAGCCGCATTCAGAATAAAAAAGAAGATATTAGGGATCAGCGTAGATCTTTATTATATGAATGTGATTGGGTAATACTTAAATCCATGGAACAACAAGTTTCAAATCTTGAAGCGTGGAAAACTTACCGTCAAGAATTACGAGATGTTCCTTTACAGATTGGATTTCCTTGGGACGTTGTATGGCCTAACAAACCAGAATCGGTAGCTTAAATGAAAACAGTAATTGAAGCCCAAAAAATTGATGGGGTAAAAGTCTGCCGCTCGGAAGAAGTTCATGTCTGCGCCTCTTGTGGGTACGACTTAGATGAGGCTGAGTTGGCGGCTGACACATGCTCCGACTGTGGCGCCCCCCTGAAATTAAAGAAGTCCGTATCGGTCTGGGCTACATCCGTACCTAAAGCCGGTGCTAAGACTTGGGGCCAGACTTAGGAATAGGAATGAATTTTGTCAGATTTAGACCCGATTATCAGTACCGCAAAGGCGGCAACTAAAAGCATTAAATCTGCTATTGAGTCGGGCAGAGAGGTCAGTTCAGCAGTCGAGTCGATTCAGAACTTTGGGATGGCGGAGGTCAAAGCCCGTCATGCTTTTAAAAATGTACGTAAGAGTAGTGAAGGCGAAATAACTATCATGACCGCTATGGCGGAGTGGCGCAGGCTAGATCAGATACGCCGCATGGAGTTGGAAGTAAAAGACTTTCTGATCCAGCAGTTTGGGCACTTCAAGGGTGAGGAAGAGTTCGAGAAGGTCAAGAAGATTAAAGAGGACATGATGGCCCGTCATGCCAAAAGCAAGGATGCAATGGGCAGGGATATAGAGAAGTTACGAGAGTTGCAAATTGCTTGTGTAATTCTGGCGTTTCTGGTTGTCACTATTTATTACATCATG